CGGCAACCTGAATCGCCTCCTGTAGGATGAATTGAAAGTGCCGCGCCTGCTCGACCTCCCGCCACCCGATCTTCGGCGGAGCGCTGACCGCTTCGCACGCGCTCACCAGTTCGGAAAAACAACGCTGGAGATTTTGCATCTCCAGCGTGTAAACTTCCTTCGGGTCTGTTTGATATTTCATCATCCCGCCTTGGCGTATTCGCCTTTGTCGTGCAAGCGATCGCGGATATCGGTCAAGGTCTCGGCGATGCTGGTCAGGTCGCCTACGTGTCCCCAGTGGTGGCCGCCCTGTCCGCTGGCATCGCGGTCGTGCTTCTCCAAACCGATCTTGATCTGCTTCAGTAGTTTCTCGATCTCGGCTTGTTTGGTTTCGTATTCTTTCAGGGACTCTTCCCTACCTTCGCGGATTTCCTTTTGTCTGCGCGCTTTTCTGATCTGTAGTGTATTCATTGGTATCTCCTTGTTGCCAGTAGTAGGCCGCTGAATGCCAGTAAAGTCAAGCAGGTCACATGCCCCAATCCTCATCCAGGATGCCGCTCAGGTCGGGGACTTCGTTGCGGAGGGCGAGATCGAGCGCCATGATGAGGGCCACCACGCCGTCTATCTTTTCCTTCGACTTTTCCTTGTCGGGTTTGATGTTGCCCGCGGGGTCCATCTTGGCGACTACGTTATCGGCCATCCATGTCAATACGGGGTTATCGCCATGACGGATCTTGCCTTCCAGTACAAGCCGTTCGAGCTCCTTCATGGGTGGGTTCATGCTCTGGTAGCCCTGCCCGAATTGCGCCACCTTAATCCCGACATTCTGCAGAGCGGTGATGACGCGCGCCGCGCCCCAACGGTCGAAGGCCAGCAGTTGCAAGGTGTAGTCGGTGGCATCCTGTTTGACCTGTTCGAGAATGAAGTCGGTGTCGATCGCATTGCCATCGGTGGCAGTGATGTATCCCTCACGTACCCACTGATCGTAATGCGCGCCTTCCTGCGTGCGGGGCTCAATGGCATCTTCAGGGAGCCAGAGACGAACGATCACATCCAGGTATCCGTCGTTCTGCGGGAAGACCAGCACAAAGGCACACAAGTCCGACGTGCTCCCGAGGTCGAGCCCGCCAAAGGCAGTCCGCCCTTTGAGATGGGCAGGGAGATCGAGCGCAGGAATTGTGCCGCCGCATTTGCGCCACTCATCCATTGGCATCCACTTGGTTTCGCCATGTACCCAGACGTTGAGCTCGCGGCGGAGAAAGTTATTGAGCGAGCCTGGCATCTTTTCGGCGCGCTTGGCTTTCATGCGCATGTCGTCCCACTTCTTCGAGACGCCGAGATTGGGGTTGGCCTTGATCCAGTTGGTTTCGTCGCGCCAGTCGTCGCCCTCGTCGAGCGTGAAGATAATGCCAAACCAGGTATCGTCTACGAACGAGCCATCCTTGAAGCCTTCAAGGATTTTGCGGGTGTATTCATTTTTCTCGTAACATAGTGACTGACGGTCGATGCCCGCGGTGGTGATGGCCACGATCAGCGGCTGGCGACGCGAGCCTGTGCCTGTCTCGAGCACGTCCCACATCTCGCGAGACTTCCAGGCATGGAGCTCATCGGCCAGCACGCCGTGGATGTTAAGGCCGTCTGTCGAATCGCTATCCGCTCCGAGCGGTTCGTATTTCGACGCGCTGGATTCCATCATCAGATTGTCTTTGTAAATCTTGATGTGCTTTCTCAGCGCGCGGTTCTTCTTGACCATGCGGATGGCTTCGCCGTGGACGAGACGCGCCTGGTCGCGCTTGGTGGCCGCGCTGTAGACTTCGGCGCCTGGCTCGCCATCGAAGAAGGCCAGATATATTCCTGTTGTGGCTCCCCTGGTGGACTTTCCATTTTTGCGGGCGACTTCTTCGTACTGCGTCCGAAAGCGGCGCGTGCCGTCTGCGCGCATCCAGCCGAAGACGTTCCAGTCAATAAACTGTTGCCACGGTTCAGGTTTGAAGTATTCGCCTGCCCATTGCCCCTTGCTATGCTTGAGCAGGCTGGTCATGTAGATCTTGCGTTCTGCGGCCGCGCGGTCGAATGATAGCCCTCGTTCGTGCCCATGTTCGAGATCGTGAAAATAGCGCTCGCAGGCAAGGCGCACCCACTTGCAGGCGACGATCTTGCCGTCGATCACATCTCTGGCGTATTGTTCTGCGGGATGCAGGGGCTCCTTCCGTTTGGCGCTCGCCATTTCATTTTCCAACCTTCACGCTTTGCCCACGAAAGAGCATCTTTTCCAGTTCTTCTTCTTCGGTGGGCGTTTCGACCTTGACGCGTGATCGGCTGGAAGGCGTCAATCCGAACTCGGTGTAGAACTTGTGCACCTGCTCCATTGAGCGGTTACGGATGGCGACCCAGGGATTTTGATACATACCGCCCTTGTCGCTGATGATGACCTCGCCCTCTTTTTCGATCTTGCCACTGGCTTTGACATACATGGCCCAGGCCGAGCAACAGAGGGACAGCTCGGCGCGGTCCACGCTGGACAGCAATTTCATTTCCGTCAATGACGCGATCAGGCGATTCCATTCGGTGCGTCCTGCGCCTTTGATGTGAGCAGGACATTCGGGAATGCCCGCGGCAGGCCTGGGCTCTTTTTTGTTGAGCGCGCGCTTGCCTGGGTTGCCTGCCAGTTCCTTGATGGCAGAGGGTTTCGGTCTTCTCCCGCGCGTCATAGACTGCCTCGATTCTTTCTGGACTGTTGGCGCGTTGCCGCGGAAACGGCATTTTCTAACCCTTGACGATGTAGCATAATGGTACTAAGATGCAAACCATGATAACAATCGGACTTAGGCTTATTGAAAAACTTCACGCATCGTTGGTGAAACTTGCCGCTAAAAATCAGCGGAGTTTGCAAGGCGAAATCGTTTATGCCCTGATTGAATATGTACGGAGTCAGGGCATTGAACTCCCCGATGAAGATTTGCAGAAGAAACCTAAGCCCAAAAGCAAACGAGCCTAACGAGCGCGCGAACGCTCGATAGGCTCTAACCAACCGCCGTGGACGTTGCCCACGGAAGTAGGCTGATGATATTTTATCATCACACACGGCGGAATCATTCACAAGGAGACTGCCGTGTCCGATCTTTCTTCCCTTCCCGTTGCACCAGAGTTCGTTGAAATGCTGGCCGAGAATGCCAGTGAAACCGCCCTTGAATATCTTGAAAAAATGGGCGCTCCCGAATCTGTTCTTTCGCTCATTCGAAGCATAGGGGAATTGCATTACTACGTCACCGAGTGCTATCGCCATCCTGAATTTATGAAACGAGATCGCTCTGACCGTTTCGACATCGAGAACGTAGTCATTGCAGGCGTCAATGCCGTCGCTGAGTGTGGGGGAAGTTTCCACGGCAAGTATGATTACACTCTTCCACGCGAGACTGGAAAAGCAGTAAGGGTGCGAAAATGAAAACGATGTTGCGCTGGATAGTAGCATTATTGGGCTTCCTGCAACGTCTGTTTACAGACGCCTTCTCTCAAAAATCTGCCGAGCATATTCTGGAAATTGTGCCATCCAGAACGCGTGAGATTCCACTGACGCAGGGTCAAGTCGCACTGGTGGACGAGGATGATTTTGAGCGCGTCAATGCTTTCAAGTGGCAGGCGGTATGGGAGAAAAGAACAAAATCCTTTTATGCTGTTCATGTCACGAACAGGCCAAATCGAACAACGATCCAATTGTCTCGCTTCATCATGCAAACTCCCAAAGATCTGATGTGTGACCACATCAACCATGACACGCTGGATAACCGCAAATGCAATTTGAGAACTGTGACCGTATCTCAGAACAGCATGAATCGGCGAAGCGGAAACACGAAAACAAAGATAAAGTGCATTGAGCTTGTTCGTAACAGATATCGAGTTCATATTAGAATAAATGATAAGACTGCCTATCGAAAGAGTTTTGACACTTTAGAAGATGCCATCATCGCCCGCGATGTAGCATTAAAAAAATTTCATGGCGACTTTGCATATTTAGATTAGTCATTCGCTACTCCGTTTTCCCAGCCCAACAACTGTTGGGCTTTTTTTTGTTTGTACCGATAGCCTGCTCCTATGCCGCAACGCGCGCTTACCTGGATTGCCAGCCAGCCGCTTGACCGCGGTTGGCTTGGCTTACGTCCACGCATGGCTACTGTCCTATCCCCCCCCTGTCGAATTTCGCGGACGCGTGAGGATGACTACCCCGCCGGTCATATCCCCCAGGTCAAAACTTTTTCG